GGCCCGCAGCGCCTGCGCAGGCGCATCATTGCCGCCGGTCTCCAGCGCATCGGCAGGCAGAAGCGCATCGCAGAACCTCTGATCGACAGCATTCTGCCCGCCGATCCATGTTTCGCGGTCGAGCATGTTTGCGAGATCCCCCGGATCGATCCCGGTGCGCGCGGCATAGATATCGACGGCCGTCGCGTCGAAAGGCTCAAGCCATTCGGCGACCTCGCGCAGGGCGTGGCGATCACCGGCCGACATAACCCATGTGTTATGGATCATCAGGAACCCGGCGCGCGCGATCCGCACCTCATCTCCGGCCATCGCGATCACCGATGCCGCCGAGGCGGCAATCCCGAGAATGTTGACCGTGACGCGCTCGGGATGCTCGCGCAGGAGGTTATAAATCGCGAGCCCCTCGAAATAATCGCCACCGGGCGAATTCACGTTGACCGTGACCGGGCGCGATCCAATGTTGCGCAGCGCCGCCGAGATCCGCTTGACGCTCACCCCATCGCCCCAGATATCGGCCCCAATCGGGTCGAGGATCGAGATCGAGGCGGCATCGTCCTCGCCCGCCGCGCGAACGTCCGGGCTCCACCGCTGCAGTGCCTTGTGGGAAATATCACTCGTGACACCAGGGCGCGCGGAAACGCGCACCCGTGGCAGGGTCTTCTTATCCATTGGGATCACTCCGCTCTTGTCAGTTGATCGAGGCCCGCCAGCGCGGTCTGCGCGGTCAATGCGTCCGCCGCCCCGCCGCGGCGCGGCAGGTTGAGCTTGTCGCGGCTTTCGTCGCGGCTCATGATCCCGTTTGTTGTCATCTTGGACAGGAAATCGCCCTTGGCCTTGCTGTCCATCTGCAGCATCGCCTCGCGATTCCATTCGGCGTACCACTTGCCGCGCTTGGCGAGCGGGATCAGATCGCGCGCGATCCGCTGTTCCATGCGCCGCAACAGCGGGTTGATGCCAAGCGTGAGCCAGGCGAGCATGATCGCCTCGACACCCGAGCCCCACATTGTCTGTCCCTGCCCTGCATGCCCGATCACGACAGGCGGCGTGCCGAACCAGCGGCACACATCCTCAACCTGAAACCGGCGGGTCTCCAAAAGCTGCGCATCCTCGGGATTGATCTGCAGCTGGCGGTACTTCAGCCCCGCCTCGAGCGTCATGATCTTTCCAGCCCTGTCGCTCGAGACGTAGGTTTGCAGGTGTTTTTGCAATTGTTCGCGCTGTTCAGGCGTGAGGGTGTTCTCGGATTCCAGAACCCCCGACGCCATCAACCCGTTGGCAAACACCCGCGCCGCCGTCTCATCCGCTGCAATGGCAGATCCGAGGCTCTGCACCCCGTACTTGATCGCCGACAGGCCGAGCCCGTCCCCCGCGCCAAAGCCCCGGATGTGAAACACCTTTTCGGGCGGCAGGACATAGCTGCGGCCGTTATCATACACCCGGTAGTTGAACCGACCGTCATCGCGCCGCTTGGGCGTGACATTGAACAGCGGGCGCAGGCCGACCAGGCGATTGCCGATATAGAGCTTTTCCGAATAGCCGTTGCCCTCGAGCAGAAGGGCCGCGCCATTGCCCTCCCAATATTCCATGGCGGTCTGATCCTGCCCCGGCGCAACTGTCAGGATCTCGGCTAGATCTGGCTCGATCCGAACCCGCGTGCCGTCGCTCTGCTTTTCATAGATCCCGAGCGGCAGAGATCCGACAAGCTGCGCATTTCCCTTCACACAGGACCATGCGGCCGAAAGCGACAGCGCCGATGTGCTCGAGACAGATTTACCGGCCTTGCTCACGCGCCCGAGGCTGCTCAGCGGATCGCCCCCGCCAAGGTTGACCCATCCGCTTTCCCCCTCAGACAGCGCCATCTGCAGCCCGAGCCGCGCGCCGTGCCAGGCGCCTTTCAGTGCCCGCCCGATCATGCCACCATCACCGGATTGTCGAGGAACCCGGAGAGATCCTTCTTTGTCGCCTCGGGATTGAGGCTCATCAGATACACAGCATCAAAAACCGCCATCAGCGGATCAATCTTGCCAGCGCCTGAAATTGCTTTCGTGACGATCACAGCGTTACCCCTTGCTTCCGTCTTGGCATTGCCGACGCACCAGCCCATGAGAGGCTGACCGGCGTGGCGCAGCGATCCATCAAAAAGCTTGCGCTCTGTGCCTTTGATCGCGCCGTTGAGCTTGTAGCCCTGCGTGACACTCGCGAGCGTGTCGTGCGGAATGCCCGCCACCTGCAGCGCGTCGACAATCGCCGCAACCCCCTCGGGATCAAGGCCGATGCCGCCCCGTTCGGGCAGCAGCCCCGCCTCGAACACCTGCAGCACGATGGCGACCAGCTCCTCGATATCCTGCGTCGGCGCCGTGCAGATCGTGAGCGCGTCCTCTTTGGCGAGATCCTGCAGGCGGGCGGCAATGCTTTTGCGCCGCTCGAGCACCACGGAATGGGCCCAGGCCGAACACCAGACCCGCCATTTTTTTGTGACCTTGTGCCGCCCGAGCACCGCGAGGCCGAGAAGGTCATCCATCCCGCCGCCGTCGATCCCGACCGTGCAGACCTCAGAGCTTGCCAGCAATGCGGCGAGATCCAGCTCGGGCTCGGCCGCCGCATCCCAATAAGTCCCGCCGATCCATTTTGAGAGGTGCGACCCCATGCCGAGCTGGATATTCAAATGCTGCGACGCCCACCGGGCGAGTTCCTCGGGACTGTCCTCGAGCGCCTTGTGATAATCGGGGATCAGCCGCTCGATTGTGATCGAACGCCCGAGATTGGGCAGGACCGCGCCCCAGATTTTAGGATTTTTCCAGGGCTCACCCTTGTCGGTCTGCAGCGCCTCGGGAAACTCATACAAAACCGGCAGCGTGCGCACATGCTCCGTCACCAGCCCATCACGCACCCGGCGCGCATATTCGAGCTCGGATTTGAACACCCCTTGCGGGATCTCCTCGCTCTGCGTCGTGATAAACAGCAGCAGCGAAAGCGGGTTTGTGATCATCCCGCCCCGGATCTGCCCGATCACCCGCGATGCAAAGTGCCGCGCCGCCATGACGTGCAGCTCATCCATGATCGCAAAGGCCGGAATGCCCCCGGTCACAACGGCCGGATCAAAACTCTTGACCTCGAGAACCGCATTGAGCGGCCGCCCGGTCTTGGGATCGGGAAAGAGATCCTTGATCTGCTTTCGATGCTCGATCACCTTAAAGCGTTTTCTGAGCCATTCATCGGCCTCGATCATCGCCGCCGCCTGCGCGAAACACGTCTCCGCAACCTTCTGCGTCGGCCCGATGATCACCCCCTCGATATTGGGCGTCGTGTTCATCTGCATCGCGACCAGGCCAAGTGCCGCGGCGTTGGTGGTCTTGGCGTTCTTTTTCGGCACCAGCGTGAAGATCTCGCCGACCTCGCGCGCGCCGGTTTGCTTGTTCACCGATCCGAAGGCGGCGCGCACGATATCCCGGATCCACTCGCCCGCCTCCTCGCCCATAGTGGGCTGGCCGGGAATGTCGGGGATCACCAGCTTGTCGAACAGCGCGACCGCGACCTCGGCGAGGTTGTCATCAAGATCGAGCGCCGGGATTGGTGTCTCGCCGCGCTGCAGCTTTGCCCACCAATCGGGACAGGCGAAATTCATTGCGGGCGGATCCGATCATAGAGATCACCATATTCGGCGTCCGGCTTTTGCGCACCCTCAAGCCGCTGCTCTTTCTTGCCAATCGGCGCAGGCACATCCTTGCCCGCCTGATCCTCTTGCGCCTTGCCCTTGGCTTTCGGCGCAGGCGGCGCTGTGCGATCCATGCGATCCTGCAGCGCGCGCAGGCTCGGCACATGGCCCTCACGCGTCCGGCGCATCAGCACGTCCAGGCACAGACCCTCGACAATCAGCGCACCGCCAGACAGCTCACGGGAAAAATTAGCGCGCAACGTCTTGGGATCGCACCCCAAAGCCTCGGCGATCCGCTCCTGAGACCAGTTTGCAGCCGCGCGAACAGCCACAAAGTCCTGATTTTCCTTGTTTTTCTTGAAGCTTGGGCGACCGCGACGATCCCGCAGAGGCTCAAGCGGATTGCCGAAAAGGTCCATTTCTACCGGCTGGCGCGAAATTTCATCTGTCATGGGAAAAAAAATCTCCGACTTAGAGCATCACAGGTCAGCAGGCGTGGGCTTTTCTGACTTTTGACCCACCCCCCCGTGGGGAGCGGACAGGATCAGGCGTGTCGCGCACGCTCTTGTTTCTGTTTTGCGCTGTCGTGCCAGGCCTTGCTGACCGCCTGCAGGTTATCCGCATCCCAGAACAGCGCCGGATCGCCCTTGTGTTCGCGGATGTGATCGCAGACCGGCGAATTGGGCGCGGGTTCCTTGCCGACCAGCGCAACGCCGGTTTGCTGGCAAACATAGCCCGCGCGGGCAAACACCAGGCGGCGCAGCTTTTGCCAGCGTTTGAGGTTGTACCAGGCGCGCCATGGTTTGAGGTGCGCGCGCTCACGCTCTTGCGCTTTCGTGTCACCGACCACGGTGCCGAGGCGCGGCTTTGGCGCCGAGAGGCGGCTTGGCATGGTTCTGAGACGCGCCATTAGGGCCTCGCTCAACAGTGATGATGGGATTTAAACGCGAAACGCCTGGCAGTGGTCTGATCCACTCCGGGCGCAATTCGGTCGAGCACCATATGTCAACAGATTGAGATATTCGTCAAGCGACTTTCTGGACGGCACCGGACCTTCGACACAGAGCGCATGAAGGTTCACGGACGCCGCATAAGGCCGAAGTTCGATATGGTAGCCTCAAAGGCCCTTCCCGGCCCAAAGCGGGCTCGGGGCCCTTGACTCGAATTTGCGATTACGCTCATTAAATCGCGAGCTTAGATCTCTTACTGCAGCATTGCGCGGTGCTGGGATTTACCCCATCGTTGGGGCAGGTGAACGACGGGGGTAAAAGGTGACCGAGGCGGAAAAGGCCTACGCCGAGGCTGAACGGCAGATCGAAGCGGCGCGAAAGGAGCAGGCAGAGAGCCTATCTTTTGATGATGAGGCTACCCAAGCGCTGACCACTCTGCCTGAGAGCATCGCGGGGCTCACCGCGCTGCGCTCTATTAATCTGGACAATACCCAAATCGCTGACCTAATGCCGCTCTCCGGCCTGACGGGTCTGACGCGACTGCGACTGAGCCATGCGGGCGTGACGGAATTGACGCCGCTCTCGCGCCTGACGGGTCTGACGGAACTGCAACTTGCAGGTACGAGAGTGACGGATCTGACGCCGCTCTCGCGCCTTAGGGGTCTGACGACGCTTGATCTGGAAGATACGAGCGTCACGGACCTGACGCCGCTCTCCGGCCTGATGGGTCTGACGACGCTTGATCTGGAAGATACGAGCGTCACGGACCTGACGCCGCTCTCCGGCCTGATGGGTCTGACGACGCTTGGTCTGGAAGGTACGAGCGTCACGGACCTGACGCCGCTCTCCGGCCTAATGGGTCTGACGACGCTTGGTCTGGAAGGTACGAGCGTCACGGACCTGACGCCGCTCTCGCGCCTGAAGGGTCTGACGAAGCTTGATCTGAGCCGGACAGACGTGACGGATCTGACGTTGCTCTCCAGCATGACGGGTCTGACGCGACTGCGACTGGACGGTACAAGCGTGAAGGATTTGATGCTGTTCTCCAGCCTGACGGGTTTGAGGGAACTGGGGCTTAACGGTACGAGCGTGATGGACCTGACGCCGCTCTCCAGCCTGACCGGCCTGACGACGCTTGATCTGGACGCTACGAGCGTAAGGGACCTGACGCCGATCTCGCGCCTGACGGGTCTGAATATGCTTGGTCTGAACCAGACGGGCGTGACGGATCTGACGCCGATCTCGGGAATGACGAGGCTGATGCGACTGGGACTTAACGATACAGGCGTGACTGATCTGACGCCGATCTCGCGCCTGACCGGTCTGATATGGCTGTGGCTGAGCGGAACAGGCGTGACAGATCTGACGCCGATCTCGGGCATGAAGCGTCTGACGGCCCTGAACTTGAACGGAACAGGCGTGACAGATCTGACGCCGATGACAAACCTTAAAGAAATGCATTGGCTTGAAATAGACCGTACGAGGATCACAGACCTGTCCCCATTGCGCAGCTTGAGTCAATTGAATGATCTGCACCTTAACAGATCAGCCGTTATTGACCTTCGGCCTCTTTTGGGACTGGATCGTCTAATCGACGATCCGGCCACTATCGATGGGGGGCTGCAATTTAGGGGCTGCGCTGCTTGCGCTGCAGACCCAAGGATCCGAGAGATTTCAGAGATTGAGGGCGACAGTAGCCGCGCCAGTGCTCTTTTCGAATACCTGAAGGACTGGGTGCCGCCGGGACTGCAGATACCGGCGGCATCACCTGCACCGCTCATGGTGAAGATAGAAGACGGTCGCATGCGGCGCACCGGGTCCGGCGAATTGCCGGAAAACGATGCGATGACACGCGCCGAAATGGGTTGGGCGGCACTCAAGGCCTATCGCGACAGTTTCGGGGCCAGCTTCAACGTCCATAACTACGCGCCGCTGCTCGCTGTGATGTCCGCCTTCGACGCTGCGATGGGCGAGGCCTTCGACCCGCAGCGGATGATCTTGATCGGGGTTATGGGCACCCGGATTGTCAATTTGTCTGGCGACCTAAAGTTTCTCGACTCTTTGCCCGACGGGGCCGAGACTGATCTTCAGGGATTTGCGGCGCAGATTTCCATCTTCCTCAATCGCTTTCCCGATTGGGTGACATACCTCGAAGAGGCCGAGGCGAATGATGCGACCGCCGATGCGGTCAAGGCGGAGCGTGCGGCTTTTGTCGACCTCAATGCGGCGCTGACCGAGACCGGCATGGTCGAGAACAAGGTAACCGAGGAATTCGCCGCCGAAATCGCCGTCGCCTTAGGCGATGATGCGGATACCACAGCGGCAAAAGGGCTTACGGCATCGACGCGCGAACTCGTGCGCGAGTTATCCGAGGCCGCTGTTGAAGAGGTCAAGACCGGGCGGATTGCCCGAAAGGATGTCGAGGACATGAACCAGATCGCAGATGGTGAATTTGCCAAACTCAGGTTTTGGACTTACGGCTGGCCTTTGGTGGTCTTGAAGCGCAAACAGGCTTCGCTGCGACGGCTAGCAAACCGGTTCCCCGCGCGACTTGGTTGGCTCGGGCCTGTCCTTGATTACTTGATAGGTGCGGACGAAGATCAGTAAGTCTGATAGCCCCCCTCCTGCACCTTCAGAATCGCAGCATTTCTGACCGTCTAGTCTAGTTACTCTGAACCGGCTTTCCCCGCACTTTGCATGGATCGCGTTCACGAAATGTGCTACGCTCTACGAATTCTGCTTTCTGCGCTTTTATGCCGTCTGCCGGGCCAGACTCTAACAGCCGTTTTTCCGTTTCCAGATGCGATCTAGTTCAACGACGTGACACGACGATCAGCTTTGCTAGGCGTCTGACATACGCCATGGCGCTGCCGGTGGCATCTGCTCGGTGACTTCGAACGCAGTGAGGCCGCCATAGACACGGAACGTGTCCCGCAATTCCAGCAGCGCGCCCCACCAGGCAAGGTAGTCCCGGCGCGCCGCCGCGATCTCGCGCCCGGTATTCACGTAAGTCACGGGGCAAACGGTCAGATCCACGCGCCGCAGGCCCTTGCGCCCCATCACTTCGACGGATCCGGCCACGTCTGTCTTTGCAAAGTCACCGTGTTTGCACGACCGCCAGGCAACTGGCACGCAGCGCGGCCGCTCATCCTGGTGCCAGTCAGGCGTCAGCCCGGAACGGGCAAGCTCGGCAATCCAGAGCGCCACGCGCCGCCCCCCATGCCCCTGCGGTAAGGCTGCCAGCGCAGAGGCAACGGCATCGGCGTCCGGATGCGGTTCAGACCGCCCCCCGCCATCGACACGACAGCCAAGGCGGGCGCGCTCGATCATGATGTACTCCATCCCCACGCCCGGCGGCGCAGTGCCGGACGTCGATGCCAGTTCATCAAAGTCGAGCGAGGCAAACTCGCGCTGAAAGGCCCAGCACAGCAATTGCTCAATCGATGCCCGCGTGCGCTGATTGCCGCGCCCCGGCCGCACCGATGCAGGAATACGCGCGTGCATCATGCCGCATCCTCCGCTTTGCAATCCATGACAGCCTCGACACGCGCCGTGATCTGCGCCACCAGCGCAAGCCGCGCCATGTCCTGCGGGTCGAGACTGCCGCGTTCGGCCAGCAGCTGGGCCAGCCGGCGGTCAGCCGCTGCCGCATCACGAATGCGGCGGTGCTCGCCATCATTCAGCGGCGGGCGGTGGTGACGCGCGAAGAATTCAAATTCATTCACCAGCACACCCTGCAACCGGGCGCGCGGGCCCTCGACAGACCGGAACCAGCTGACCAGGTTCGGCAGTTCCTCGATCGGGCGTTCGCATACGACATGGGCGAAGCTCAGAATCGGGCCGCGCCGCAGCCATTCCTTGCGCAGTTTGCCCTGCCCCTTGGCCCGCAGCATTTGGAACAGCGTGGCCAGATCATGATCGCTGAGATAGGCCAGATCATCGCAGAGCTTCACCAGCTCCGCCACCCACAGGTCCGCCTTGATCCCACTCGGGCGCTGGTATCCCAGATCGTCCAGTGGCGAGATCAGGAGACGCCTGACCCGGTCCCGGTTCGTCTCTTTCCGTACGGCTTGTTCGGTCATGGTCACCTTCCCTTTTCTCAGCATGCCTGATTTCGGTCTGTCGCGACGCTTGTGTCTGCGCGCCGCAACCTGTCTTTTCGTTTCCTGTCTTTTCCTGTGGTTGCAGACAGATAGATTTCAAATGTCGGTCACATGTCTGTCTATCTGTCCGGACATGTCCGTATCTGTCCGCAGACACATACGGACATGTCTTCAGGAAGTGGGTGGTTTGCGAAAGAACCCGGCACAGACCTTTTCAAGGCAGGCCTGAATCGCGCCGTGCAGCTGGTCCTGCGTTCTTTTCTTGTTGCCCTCGGCCTCCATCGCCTCGCGGATGTGCGCATCGACCCAGCGCACCTGCGCGGGGTCCATCGCAATCGCGGGCGCCAGCCCGGCCAGCGTTTCCGCCAGGCGCACCAGCCGCCGCTGGGTCGAGGCGCCGTCGGTGCGGGCCGAGTTCAATTCCTTGCGGCTCAGCGCGTTGATCACCACACGCGTCACCGTATCGTGCATCAGGCGGACATCCCCATTGTCACAGACACACCGCTTCCAGCCGTAGAGGACGCCGAACTTGAGATCCGCAAGGGCCGAGAAATGCAGAGGATCGACCGGCGGCTGCACCATGCGCGCCAGACGGGTATGATCCACCGGCAGCGTGCCGACCGGCGTCTGTTCATGCGCCTGCTGCACCAGGTCAAACCAGATCCCCTTGATCTGATGATCCGTATTCCAGCGGAACTCGCTCTGCAGAAAGCGCCGGAATTCCCAGGTCAGGAATTCGTGACTGTCGAGCCGGACAGAATGCGAGATCGGGTATTCCGGCAAATCCGCGACGTCGACGATTGAGGGAACGGCCCGTATGTTCATAGCTTGCATTCCAATTCATTCAGTGGGCAAAAGTCCGACCGCCCTGCCCCCGAAACCTTGGGCCGCGCGCGAACGGGGCACGGATCACACCAAAAGGTCATGAAGATCCTCAAAGGACGCGCCCGCCCCGGGCGTGGGGGGCGAGGCGCGGAGGCGTGTGGTCCAGCCCTTGCGCGCGCAAACGATACCGATCCGGCGCCGATCCACGTCCAGCGCCAGCGCCAGGTCGCCGATGCTCACGTCCCAGGCGCGCGGCTTCGCGTACCCCCAGATCCGATAGGCCAGCGCCTCGGCGCACGGGGTCAGCGGCGCGCGCCTCATAACCACCACCGCAGCGCATCATCGACAAGCGTCAAAGCCAGCCAAATAACCGCAACCAACGCCGCCAGGCACAGCAGAATGATAATCCAGTCCGAGCCGATCATGACCGCCCCTCCGTCACCGGGCCGCGCATGATCGTCCACCACACGAGAAGAACGCCGATCGCGTAACAGGCGACATCCCAAAGGCTGTCCAGCATCACCCAAACGGCGAACCCGGCCAGCGGAATGTCGAAAAATATTTCCTTGGCAATCAACAGGCTGACGATGCCCCAGACCACCCTGCCCGACACCTGCAGGTGGAACCGCAGCACCGCCAGCACCGTGCCAATGGCAAAATGCGCCAGCGAATTGGCCCCCCAGACCTGCACCCAGCCCGCGACCATGTCACAGGCCGCATCTCGTGCGTCCGACGTCACAAACGCCATCATTTCTGATTCAAAGCTCACGACCGCCCTTTCCTCTGGCCAATCATGGCGGCCACGTCCTCGCGCGACCGGCCATCCAGTGTCATGATTTCCATTGTTTTCCAGATCCCGAGGATCGTACCGACCACCAGCACATGCTCGAACGCCGGGCTCGAGTCGCATTTCAGCCAGTTTTCCGCCTGCCGCTTGCTCACACCACAGGACTTCGCAGCCGCCTCGGCAATCTCGCCCGGCGTGTTCCCCGGAAAGGCCGCGACCATCATCACCGCGAACCTCGCCCGGGCGTAATCGCGCGACTCGACACGGTTCGCTTCGAAAGATTTTGCACGCCCGTCGCGGTAAACTGATCCCGACTGGAACAGCATCTGAAAGCAGAGACGGAGTGAAGATGGATCGATCAGGCTCACGCGGCATCATCCTGCCGGATGTCGACGGAAACCAAAGTGGAGGGAGTGAGGTCGGAAAAACTGAACAAACTAGAGTGCGGCGGAGGCAGACCCTTTTCGGCAGAAAGCTCGCAACAAGCCTTGTAGAGCTTTGGCGGTAGGTGCCCGCTCGTCAGATGCGAGTGCATGGTCGTAGACGCTATGCCGAAGCGCGCAGCCACCTCCCGGTAGCCACCCAAAGCATCGATATACTGGCGCGGTGTTTTGTACATGTGGCGCAACATGGTCCGAATTATTCAGACCGTCAACAGTCCGAACGATTTCAGTTCCAAAATTTCGGACCACAAATAATTGTCACCCCATGACACACGATGAACTTGAGAAGCTATTTCGCCACGGCGACACATCAAATGAGGCCTTAAGGGTCCGCCTTATTGCAGCTCGTCGCGCCGTTAACCTGGAGCAAAAAGAGGTCGCCGACGCTACAGGGGTAGCTAAGCAGACTTACCACTCTCAAGAGGCAAGGGGTGCTCCATCAATAAAAACAGGCCGATATTTTTACCGAGCGCACCGAATAGACTTCAATTACCTGCTTTACGGCGATTTTGCGCAGCTTCCGAATGACGTTGTGGAAAGCCTGACCCAAGCCCTCGCCTCGCAAAACGCGTAGTAGGATCGAACAGCCAGTTCAGATCGACCTTCACTATCTTCATTACTCGCACCACCAGGCGAAGCATCACCGATTCTCCAATGTTCCCGTTTCATTCTACATAAACACCAAGGCGCGTTAAACCGCCTGAGTGCAAAAGTCCGAATTATTCGGTCTTAAGAGTTGACCGGTCCTATTTTTTCGGACAACTTGCCAACCATCATCTTTGATGGAGGCCCCGATGAACCAGACCCATTACGCCACGCTCGCAGCCGCCCGCTGGCTTGCGACCCACCCTCAGGATCTTGACCTGGACCCTGCCCTGATGGCCGATGCGTTTGCCCAGCTTGTTGAGGCTCGCGGGGGAAAGGTTAATTTCCAGACCCTCGGCGCACCACGCCACCGCGTCGGTACCCCGCCGCTCTGCCCACGGCTGGCAAAGACAGACATGCCCCGCCTGCGCCTGGTCGCGGGCAATCCGGTAATCGACACAATGCTCGCCGCCCGCCCCGCCACGCTGGCCGCCATAGCGCGCTACCGCGCCACGAACACCGGCACCAGTCCGACCGGCGGTGACGCCGCATGAGCCCCGCTGAACACAACCTTTTTTCCGGCTGCATTACTGATCTAGCGTTGCAGACCGCCACCAAAGCGCAATGCGCCGACGACATCTTCGGCGTTGTGTCGGTAGCAAGTGATGGCAGACCGAACTTTGCCGTGCCCCACATGCTCCGTCAGCACGCGAATTGGCAAGAATGCTGGTGGATTATTACAGCCTCAGCACGCCGCCCGATCTGCGCAATAATCGATGGCCATGCAACAGGATTGGACTTCGGCAGCCGCATTGGCCGTCGAATATTGGGGCGTTATAAGCTCACCTCTTGCAAGGCACCATTGGTACCCACGGCCAACACAAGTCCGGCGGCGAACTGATGCCTCCCACGCGCCTTCTCCAAATCAAACACGCCGCTGAGTTGCTGGGCGTGCCGTTAGCTTCTTTGCGCACGGCAGCGGATGCGCACGGCAAAACAATTATCATGGGTCGCGCTGTGCGGCTCCATCCCGATGACCTTGAGGAGTTAATTGACCTATGCCGCGCCAAGCCAAAGGCCCCCGCCTGTACCGGCGGGAACAGAAAGGACGTCCAAGTGTCTGGGAAATCAGAGACACAGGCGGCACGCGCATCTCGACCGGCACAGATAGCCGCGACGATGCTGAAAAGGCCCTCGCAGCCTACATCGATCGGAAACACCGGCCGAGTGGTCCAGTTGCCCCGGCAGACATGAGCATAAGCATGTGCCTGGCAATTTATGCTGAGGAGCACGCGGTCCACGTAGCAGCCCCAGAACGCATAGGCTACGCCATCGAAGCACTGGATGCCTTCTGGCGTGATATGCCCGTTTCAGACATCAAAGGCGTCACGTGCCGTCGCTACGCCACGCACCGGGCGAAGTCGGCTGGCACCGTTCGTCGTGAATTGGGGACTTTGCAAGCATCGATCAACCACTGCCACCGCGAGGGATATCTGACGGCCGCCCCCCTTGTAACGCTGCCTCCAAAAACAGACCCGAAAGAGCGTTGGCTGACGCGCCAGGAAGCAGCCTGGATGCTGCGCGCAGCTCGATGCCTGCGTGTGGATGGCCGGCACCTCGCAGACTTCATTCTGCACGGGCTTTACACCGGGAGCAGGAAAGCAACCATCCTTGCAATGCACATCGACAAACCTTCGATCACGGGGGGCCATGTCGATACAGTTAACGGCGTCCTATACCGCAGACCCCAGGGCAAAACGGAAACCACCAAACGGCAGCGCCCTGCCCGCCTGCCAGCACGATATCTCGCACACCTCCGCAGGCAGTCGGCAAACGGACGCAGCTATGTCGTGCAGGACAACAAGGGGCGGCGCGTCGCAAATATTCGTAAGGGCTGGGCACGTGCGATCCTTTTGGCCATGAAGATGGCTGCGGAAAAAGGAATCGTGCTGGATCTATCCGACGCCACACCGCACGTTCTGAAACACACGGCGATCACTTGGGCTTTACAGCGAGGCGCATCAGTCTGGGATGCCGCTGGCTATTTTTCTACATCTGTCGAAACGATCCAGCGAGTGTACGGACATCACAGCCCGGACTGGCAAAAGAGCGCTGTAGACGCCATGGATAGGCGCTGA